GCTATATCTACATTACCAAATGGCAAGAAGCTACATGGGTTATCTGCAGGATGTTATCTATCTCACGATGAACACTTTGCAAGAGATACACAGCATATGTGGTGGAGTGGTTTGATTGTTAAAAGAGAAGTTAAAGATGGTAATTATAATATAGAAACAATTGATATTAAAACTATTAGGAGAGAGTATGGTAAAAAGTAAAAGAGTATATGATAAGAGAATAGATCATAGTCATGATATGTCATATGAGAATGAAGTTAGGTATGATAATGTAAATGCACCTGCACACTACTTACATGGTAGAAAAGAAACTATAGATGTCATTACAGATTGTATGACTAATGATGAGTTTCACGGATACCTAAAAGGTAATATCTTGAAGTATGTTTCTAGATATAAATTTAAAGGTGAGCCTTTAGAAGATTTACAAAAGGCACATTGGTATTTAAGTAGATTAATAAAGGAGGTCAGCAATGGGACAAGTTAAACAGGCAATCATAGAAGTAGAAGATTTTGTTGCAGGTTGTTTGAAACAAGGTAGAACTTTGAATCAAACTATTAGAGATGCAAGAGAGTCTAATGCTGCAAAATCTAATCCTTATCTTGATGATGAGGAATTAGTAGAAAATAAATACTATCAATTTAAAGGGAGGGAATAATGAGAGATGCATTTATGGAAGCACTTAGAAAAAGATACGAAGCAGATATAAGTGTAGCTAAAGTTACTATTGAAATATACCTAAATAAATCTGTAGGTATAGGTGAGCACCCACAGTTTGTACATGAGATAGATAAACAATTAGAAGCTATAGCATCTGCAGAAGATAAACTAAACATGATTGAAAAACATTATCCAAACGATGATGATATACCATTTTAATAGGAGGATAGATGGACAAACAACCACAACCAAGACAGTATCTTATTAATTCTGAACAATTAAAAGATATTATGAAATACCTAATGACTAGACCATACGCTGAAGTTGTAACTATTATGAATAGTTTAGCTTCACTCGTGCCTTTTGAGCATAAAGCTGGGGAGAAAGATAATGGAAAAAAATAATTTAGATAAGTATACTGGTATATTATTTGAATTAAAGATTGGTCTAAACAAAGACAATGCTATTGTGATTGATTATGGTGGTAAACCTGTAGGTAAAGTTAGAGAAGCATTAAAAGGTTATCCTTATCATGGTAATCTATGTGCCGCTGTAATTAATCATGCTAATGCTATTGGGAGAAAGTTACAAGATGATATTAAACAACTCATACAAAAAGTTTAAGAATTTGGTTGACCAAAAAAAAAGGCACCCAGAGTAAATACTCTAGATGCCTTGTTGTTGCCTGTGAATGGGGAGTCTATATGGCTCCCCTTTTTTATTGTAGGTAATCCATTTGTTGGAACAAAGGTTTCTTCTTTGGTACCAACATATTTTCTGTTTCTATTATTGGTTTAATTCTATCTTGATAAACATTTGAAAGCAAGTTTACATAATTAGAATTCTCTGCATACGGACTCATACCTTTAAACATTTCTTCTACTTTATCTGATGAATCTATTACAGGTTTGTAACGATCACTTGTAGTTATTAACTGTAAAAATCCTCTAATACTTTCTTTACTATCTGCAAACTTTCTTAAGTTAGCACCACCTGTAGTGGTTAAGAATCCTTTAGGATTTTCTTTCATGTAGTTAGAGTTAGCATGCATACCAAAAAAATTGTTAGCAGCTTTTGCAGTAGGTGCATCTTTAAATTGAAAGTTGCCTGTTTCTGTAGCAGCTACAGTAGCTACAAAAGATATAGGTATTTTTCTTTCAATAGAATCTTCTGGGTACTCATTACGCACCTCTTTAATTAGATTCATAAACTCTTTTGTTTTACCTATATCAGCCATACAAATTTCTATAAATAAAAATACACTAACAATTCCAAGCCCTAAGTGCTTTATTAATTCTAGAATTGGGGTCATTAGCAGTTTTAGCAGAAGTTAATTTTTTCTTCATTCCTTTCATCCTCGCACAAAAAGAAGCACGCCTTTTGTTTCCTACCTTTTTACTAGGAGCCTTAAGGTTTCCTCCTGTTGCTCGGTTGTAGGATGCACGTCCTTTTGCATTTAAACCACCAGAGGGGTTCTTGCCTTCTTTACGTTGCCAAGCTGGTGTCTTAGCCATTATTTTTTCCTCACTGTCTGTTTTGCTCTAGCAAAATCAGATGATTTAGGTGCACCTTTTGCACCTTTCTTACGCATTTTACCACCACGCTTTCTTTTAGCATGAATGTTAGCATATAATCCTTTTCTCATTATGCTGTCTTTTTCTTTTTATTTCTTAACATAGCAAAATCTCTCTTAGTAAGTTTACCATCTTTGTCCATGTCTAGTTTTTTTCTTTTACCCATTACTTTTTTACCTTTCTTAGGTTTCATCATGTATCCTGGCATTAGCTGTACCTCCTATATTTAGCTGTTTTTTTAGCAATACCTTTTGGTTGTTTAACAAATTGTTTACCTGCTGCTTTACCTTTTCTTTTTGCTGCTGTTGTCCTTGCGTATTCCGAAGCTGACATGGATTTAATAGCCTTCTCTGGTAGATATCTCTCTCCAGTTTCTGAAGATTTTTTACCAGACTTTGTTCTCCATTTTTGTTTACCCCAAGCCTTTAAACTTCTTTGACTCTTTGCAAGTGCCATTATGTTTTTCTCCGTTTTCTTATAGCTTCTTTACCTTTTTTAAATATGGATGCTACTTGTGTTTTACCCATAACCTTTGCTCTTTGTTCTCCAACAGTTAAGATTTGGATTTTCCTTGCAAATGGTTTAGATATCTTTTTAACTTTTGCAACAGTCTTACGAGCATCAGCAGGAGTCGCAAACTTAATACCAACAGTGTCCTTAGGATTCTCATCGGTGTAAAGTCTCCTACCAGATCCTTTAGGTTTCTTACCTGTACCTACTTTAGGATCTCTTTTTTTTGCCATAAGACTTCATTTCTTTAATATGATTTTCAATAATCTTACTTTGCTTTTTATGTAAAGCAGATGCTTTCTTTAATGCTTTAGCAACTTTTTTTATTTTCTTAACCATCTATTATATTTATCTCTCCAGTAATTTTGTCTTTGAATTAGTCTGACTTTATACTCTAAGTCACTAATACCTAAAAGTTTTTTAATAAAAGTTATCACTATTTATAGCCTCCTCCTGCTTTTTTATATGCTTTAGCTAGAGCCTGTGCTTTTCTTGCTGACCATTGGCCAGCAGCTGTACCATGAGATGCCTGTGCTTTTATCCTGTTAAAGATTTTTTTTCTCATACCAGGTTTAGTATAGTTGCCTGCTTTATTTACTGTGCTTTTCTTCTTCGCCATCTTTTAACTCCTTGTACTCATAGTCATAACTTCCTTCTTGATCTTCATCAGTAATCCATTTAGACGTATCTTCAACTGACCATATTCTAGTATTAACTAATCTATGTATTAGTGGTTTGCTAGGATCAGCTGCCATAGATGGATCAAATATTCTTAATCTATTATTTGGTTGTATAGCATAATTACCATCATCTAATTCTATTACATGACCACATTTATGTTGATCTGGTTTTTCTGCATAACCAAAGTCTAGTTCATTATAGTCACCAGCACACCAGTCAATAGTAAATAAATATGTACCTTCTCTTTGTTTACGTCTTCTAGATGTGTATATCATTTTACAACCTTGTAATTGATAAAACCTAGTAACACTTACGTTATAACTAAAAGAATCCCATAACATTAATTCATTTAAGTGTAACTCTGGTGTATCTGGTTTTTTACAGAACGCTGATATAGGTGCTCTCCACCATATACCACCATCTGTCATCATATAATGAAACAATGGTACTTGTTTAGGTATAGATGTAAATCCAAATACTACGCATTCAAAATATTTATCGTGTGAGTCTTTTTGATCCCTAAGATAATTACCACGAACATAACATTCTATAGGTGGGATATTAGCATTTAAATACATTAGTTAGCTAATGGATTTGAATTAGATGCTTTTAATTCTTCTATAGAATTTTTAAGCAACTTAATCTCTGTTTCGTTAATTTTTACTTGTGTATTGTTATGAGTGTGTGCCATGTCATGTGTATGAGAATTATCTGCGTTTTCTAACGCAGTTACTTTTTCTTCAAGCACAGCTATTTCTGCTGACCAATCTTTACCATCTGATGCTCCCTCAAGTGCATCTAGTTTAGTGACGATTTCTCCATACTTTACAAAACCACCACCGATTGCGGCAATAACTCCTAATAAAGCAGCTACACCTGCTAATTGATTTTTTATTTTATCCATTTTTTAGTACCTCTAGTTGTATTAATAGTTGTTGCCTTTCTATTTGTAATTCGTTTATTTTGTTTGCCCTAATAGCTATTGGATCATCTGCTATATATTTATTTAAATTTACGTTAGCGTATATTTCTCTATCATCAGATATATCTATTTGGTCTAGATATATATTTTTTGGTTTATAAAATGGCACATTGTATGTGCTTAGTAAGATATCATTGTTGGACATAGCTTTAAGTTTTACGATGTTTTTTAATTCTAAGTTTTTACCTACGTCTTTTATCTTCTCGTCAATTTTATCCATGACTTTTTCTAATTCTAAAGACTTTGACTTAGCATTTGCTGTTTTTGTTTTTTTCGATTGTATGTTTTTTTGTTTAGTATTACTCTTTTCCGAAGCATTGGCAGTCTGAGTAGTTTCGCTATTGGATTCTTCTTCATTGACTTCTTCTGGTTGTTCATTATTTTCTTCTTCTGTAGATTCTTCCTGTGCTACTTCTATTATACCTTCCTCAGTAGAATTGTCAAGCTCTTCTTTTTCTTCTTTTTCCTCAGTAAATAGCTGCGTCATCATTTCCATAGCAGGCTCTTCTTCTTCTTTAGGTTCTTCTTCCATTAAAACCATCTCTTCAAATATAGGAGCCTCTTCAAACTTTTCTTCTTCTTTAATCTCCATCATAACCATTACAGGTTCTTCGATTTCAAATTCTTCTTCCATTTTTATTTCTTCTTTAAAAAAAAATTCTTCTACAATCTGTTCTATTTCCTCAAACTCATCACCTAGATCATCAAATATATCTACGATTTCATTTTTAATATCTTCAGGTATTGGTGAATACAATATGTCTAATAATGTAGCTTTTAATTCTGCACCTAGTAAGTTTGGACCAACAGCTGCTGTACTATTTATATCATTACCATCTATACCAGTCCACTCCCATTCCCATTTTCTTGCACCTTCACCTGTATGTGTGACTGTATCTGTGTATGTATATGTGTTATTATTATATCCAGAATCTGTATTTCTATTTTGTGTAACTTTAGCTAACTCATTTTCATCAGCATCTAATATTGTAACTGTTGTTGAATAGCTATCTTGACCTGATGTTGCTTGACCACACTGATAAGCAGAACCTACCCATTCACAGTTTTGTACTTCTGTCTTTGATGATAATGTAACTCCACCATCTAAACTATCTTCCGTAGTTGTATGGTCACCTGCAGATATATTTAATAATGTACCTGTAGCTGATACAGTCCCAGTGCCATTTGCTTCTAACTCATTATAGCTAGATGAATAATCAGTGATGTTGTTAAGAGTAAAACCAGTAGAACTATTGATGCCATCTAT